GCAAAGAATGGTCTTTTTTTGTCATTTCCCAATGCTTTAGTACCTTCGGCAGTTCTTGTAAAGAATATTCTACCTCTAGATGGTGAAGCTTCAATAGTCATAGCTCCAAGCATCTGACCAGTAAAGTTCAAGTCAGGTCTCAGGGGTCTGCCTGCTTGCCTTCTAAAGTCTGCGTATTCAGGTGTATAAGGAGCAAAGTTTCTCCCTTGAAAGTCTAATCCTTTAAGAGTTCTTCTTGAGATGTTCCCTCTTTGGAATTGTGATGCTTCTAATAGACTTTTCTTAAAAGCTGTTGGTTTTCTTGCTTTAAGTCTATCAAAGAATCTTTTAACTTGTTTGTCTTGTATCTTGACTTTAAGTTCCATCTATCTCACTAATCGCAGTGAATGGATAGCTTCCTTTTCATCATTTTGAATAATAGAATCTCCATCATCATCATAATTTACCCCATCAAATAAAATTTGTTGAAACTCTTTTTCAAATTTCTCTGAATAGTGTTTAATCATGACTTGGAATCTATCTTCCTGTCCTTCAGGATTAAATCTAGTTAGTTTAGGAAGTGCATATTCAGACAAGACTCTATAGACAGCACATCTGGTAAATTGAGATTCAGTTAATTTACTAGCATCCATTTCTTCAGGCACAAGTCTAGAGATATCTCTGTAGTCTCTGTTCTTGTATCTTTCCCACCAATCTATTCTTAATCTTCTTTCAATGTCTGATTGAGCCTTTGCATGTTCATCTGTAAATGCATTAATACCAAAGCTTAAAATATCAGGAACATATTCTTGAAGGTCGGAATCTGTGGACATAGCCATAATAATAAATCTCCTTTGTGAAACTGGTTAAAGAGGGGGAATAAATCCCCCTCAGGTTTAGTTATAATTATAATGCAGAGTCAGAAATTACTTTTACTCCGTAAGCATCAACTAATTCAGCTACTCCCCATGTGGCAGTCGCTACATACTCAGTTAATCTTGCAGAAGCATTTCTATCTTCTTCAATTGTTAGACCCTTCTTAGATGCTACACCAAATGCTTTTGGTGAGAATACTGCACCGATAGAATCATCACTTGAGTCAATGCTGATAACTGCTGATTCAAATAATTGAACACCAGCAATCTGACCAACATAGCCAGTTCTTAAAGCTTCGTTACCGATATCTGATAGAGCAGATACAGAACCTGCGTTAGCAAGTGTTTTCTTTAGGTTGTAGATAGCTTTTGGGTGGAATACACCATAGAATGGAGATGGAGCATTATCAACTCTCAACTCAGCAACTGCTTTGAAGATTAAGTCAGCAGTTAATTCAGTTCCAGCAGAACCAACAGAAGTTGATAGTCCTGTGAATAGACCTGTGATATCTTCGTCAGCTTTCTTCGCTACTGCTTCACCTAAGATTCTTCCAACATCTTGAGCAACATTTCTACCTGCTGATTCTCTCATTAGGTCAGAAATAGAAGCCATAACACCCTGCTCACTTGCAGTGATTGTTACTTCTGATGGGTTAATCGCAGTATTAGCAAGGTCTGAACCTTCAGCTACTGCTGATGCAGATACTGTTGGATAAATCGGAACTTGAACAGTTTTACCTGCTTGTCCTGAAATATCGTAAACAGTTACGAGAGGAAGCATGATTGACTTCTCTTGTGCAGTGAAGATAGCTTCCTGTAGTATATTAGTATATAGTTCTGAACCGACAGAACTTGTTATTTCGTTTGCCATTTATTTTCTCCTTTTGTGATTATTTGACAAAAGCATTAGCATTTTTGACTCTCATCTTTCTATAGATTTCTCTATGTTCAGGATTCGACATATCTAAATCTGCTATGCTCATTTCTTTTTGTTGTTGTCCACCAATCGCTGACCTTGTTCCTGACCCACTTGGAGTAGGAGAAACAAAGTGTGGATTTGTGTCTAGAAATTCTTTCACCAGCTCATCTATGGTTAGAGGTTCTCCATTGTCGCTGTATCTTTTAACACCATCATCACTATAAACAACTGCCTTCCCTTCTTCGAACTTCACATTACTCTTGAGTAAGTTAGTTACCTGTTGGGGTTTAATTGCCTTGTGATTAGAAGCAGAATTTAAAAGAGAATCATCAACTCTAAGCTTATATAATTCAGCTTTAATTGATGCTATTTCTTCATCCTTCTTGCTTACTGTTTTCTTTAATACCTCATCAAACTCCCCTCGCCTTTTTTGAAGTTCAAGCTCTTTATCTTCTCTTTCTTTGATAATTGCTTTAGCTTCATCAAGAGAAACTCCCAGAGACCCCATGATTGATTCTTCTTTTTCCTTCAATCTTTTATGAAGTAATTTTTCTACATCAGATTGACGAAGCATCTTTTCTTGAGATTCTTGTTTTGTTTCTTTTTGCTCGGTTTGCTGTTCCACTGTACTAGGCTCATCAGCACTATTGTTCACCATATTTTCAGTCCTGTCAGACATTTGTCACCTCTTTCTGAGTGTTTATTCGTTTAACCAGTCAGGGTCGGTTGCTACCCAGTGATGCCTACAATTGTAGCCACCTCTCACAATGAATGGGTCTCCACTGGATTTTCCTGCCCAGCTATTGTTTTCCCATTCTTCTCGGATTTCATCTTCTGTCATTATTCTGCCGACATGAGAGATGCACCAATCACGAGAATCTCGTATAATATTTCCAGAGTATTCAAAGTGGGTCAATCCCACTTCTCTAGCTTTTTCCATATTAAAATTTGCGTCAAACTGCATTAAAGAATCATGTGCCATCTGTCTAGTATAGCGAGAGAAATTATCTCCTGTTCTTTGATTCAAATATATCTTTTGCAGTTCACTTATTGCTTCATCTACTTTGCTATTCATTGAAGCTTTAAACTTGTTTTCTTTAATAAAGTTAGTTAGTTCTTCTGCTTTCTCATTATCTGTAGAAGCATAGATTCCATTTATCTTTTGTTTTAGGTCTCTAACTATTTCATTAAAAGGTTTTCCAACTATTGTGCTTTGATACACTTCATTCGCTAAATCATCTAGATATTCATTAGCTAGTGACTGGAATCCTTGAAATGTTTGTTTCTTCAGATTAGCAATAACTTCTTTATTGATATCCGTTAAAAACTTAAACTTCTTAGGGATAGGAAGTTCACCATAAATACCTAAGATGGTTGAAACTGCTCTATCGTATTCTCTAATATTGGTATCAATTGTTTTAGAGAATGTTTCTTCTATAAACTGTTTTAACTTAGGTCTAATCTCAATAGCGAGTCTAGTATCAAATAATTTACCTTGTCTCTTAGGTAATTCATTAACAGCATTAACTACTTTCTGTTCTAGCTGTTCTAGAGTTTCAAATAACCTGCGTTCATGATTGTCTGCAAGGTCATTGAGAATCTTATCTCTAGTTCTAGTAAACCTGTCATTAAACTTTGCCATTAAACCTCAGGAATGGTTGCTGGTTCTGGTTCAGTTAAACCAAAGTCTCCTACAGTTGCATTTTGTTCAATCTCTTGATGAATTATATTAATAACTTCATCATCATCAATAACTTGAGATGCAATCTGTTTGTCAATCTCTTGCTGGAATGTTGAGCTTCTAATACCTGATGCTTTAGCAGTCATGAGATACTGTAAGTCAGAAGTCCAATCTCTCAAGTTGAATGAGTCTGGATATTTTATTTCTCCATCAAATTCTCTATCTTGCCACATAGCCCAAAACTTCCAAAGTTGTTCTTCAGCTAATTCTAATAAATCACCCTTCTCAGAAAGTCTCGCATTTAAAAGTTGAAATTCAGTTTCTAATGCTACTCCTGACTGGACACCAGTCGCTGTAGCTCTAACTGAACCCATGTGAGTCATTCTATCAATGGACTCAATCTTCGTGTTAATTGACTTCATGATAGCATCTAAGTTAGCTCCACTCGGTTGTAACTGATAAGGCTTGAGAGCTGGGTTTAAATCTTCAGGTATCTGAACAACAGAACCTGCTCCTGCACTAGCTTGAACATTAGGTGTTTTTACTAAAGAAGGATGGTTAGAGATTCTAATTAATTGCTCAATCTCGGATAATTCATTGTAAATAGCCTTTTGCATTTCTGCAACATCTGACAAATCAGAGATACCAACACCCCTCTCAGGACTTCTTTGATTGTATAAGATAACTGCTGGAATCTTACCTAAAGGATTAGACATTTCTTCTACTAAAGTTCCTTTGTCATCATCAATCGGAAGCTTATAGGTTTTTATAGATTCTCTAGTCCAAATCTTAAAATAAGCAAACTCATTATCATAAGATTCTCTAATCTTCAGATAAGAAAGTTCGTATCTACCATTCATCATTCTATCAAACTTCCAGTCATAAATATTCTCAGGAGTAAAAATAGAAAGATAAGGTCTAATCTCCATTCCTAATTCTTCTGCTCGTGTTTTTGCTTCTACTGGTGGCTTGTCTAAAAGCATCCAACAATGTCCATAAACAGACGAATAAACTTGTGCTTCTTTCATGATAGAGTCAAAACTTCTACCATCTAAATCAGCATCTCTTAAAAAACTATCTAAAGCTTGGTCATTAACTAATGAACCAAATTCTCTTGTTGGTGGGATTCTAAAGAGGAAAGAAGAATATACCTGCACAATGTTTCGGCAGTGGTTATCTATAGCAGTGTTAGCTAATCTATCCTCGTATTCATCATCTCTCTCAAGAACATACTTGGTTAGATACCCACCCATTTTATAATCAAAACCACCATAGTAGCTCCTGATAAAGAAATCCCATTTTTTATCATTAAGCTTATATTGCTTATGTGTTTTGACTAAATCATCTCTTTCCATTTAAATTAACTCCATCTCATTGGTTGCGAATAATCTTGTTCTTTCCTAATGGGGAACAGCATTTCAACTGCATACCCTAAGGCATCTGTTATATGGTCATATCCATCTTTGTCAGGAACAGAAGTTCCTTTTTTGTATTGGTGCTTTTCTAAAGCTGTTATTAAGTTCTTACACTTAGGGTCAATAAAAATATTTCTTTTCCCTTGTGAGTTCTTCAGTCTAGAATTAACTGCATTAATCCTGTCTCTGACTGCTGGATGTGCGTGTCTCACTTTAATCTTAAATCCAGCATTTTGTAAAATACTAATATCTGTTCTACCCCCTGCTGAAGTCTTTCTCTGATTACCTGCTGGGTCAGGAAAAACAACAATAGGATATTTATATCGGTTTTTAATTTCTTGAACCATTTCATCTGTATTTGATGAATATAAAATAATCTCATCAAAGATGTGTATTTGCTCTCCGATTAACTGGAAACAAACAGCACAAAAAGGTTCTATGTTGAAGTCCATACCAATTCCTATTGGCATTTCTTTCAATTCTATTTTCTTGACTGATTCTTCTCTATCAAAGTTATAATAGACAGCTCCAGCAAAGGTTTCAAAACTTGCTTCGTATTCTTGTCTAAAAGTTCTTTCATCTAAATCTTCTTTAGCCTGAATGATTTCAGACTCAGGAACTTGCCCACCTTGAACTGTTGTAAATCTAAATGAATCCCAATTATCTTCACTTAGACCTCTGACATACAAGTCTCTAGACCAGTTCCCAAATCCTTGAGGAGTAGAGCAGAATAAAACTTTCCCTAAGGTGTCCGAAACAACAGGTCTTAGCACTTCTGTCCAAGCTCTTGGACAGAAGTGCTAAGACCTGTTGTTTCGGAC